TGGGAAGAAAAACAACAGATATATGATGAGATAGTACTAGACTTAGAAAATAAGTTAGGTATTACATTATCTACATTTGGCAGGGTGTTACTAAGAATACTTGCATTGGTTTATGCAGGTGCGTTAAAGCTAGTATATTTATCTATTGGTTTTGTGCAAAAGAATGTAGCACCTGACTTAGCAGACCCCGAAGAGAAAGGCGGTACACTTGATAGGTTTGGATTGCTTAAATTAGGTCGTAGGCGTTTCCCAGCTACACAAGCGCAATATACAGCTACGGTAACAGGCACAACGGCAGCAGTGATACCAGCAGGCACAACATTTAAAAGCGATAGCAACGCTTTAAATGCGGGTTTTTTGTTTATCCTAGATAATGCCTACACTATGCCAGCAGGCACAGGAACGATAACAATACGTGCGTTAACGGCAGGTAGTGAAAGTAGGTTAGTAGTTGGTAATACATTAACAGCTACAAGCCCAATTAATGATGTTAATAGGGGCATTACAGTAGCTACAGAAACGGTTATACCACAGGCAGCGGAAACGGTTGAAGAGTACAGGACTAAGATAATACAGGCGTATAGGATTGAGCCACAGGGCGGCAGTAAGGGTGATTATAGATTGTGGGGATACGATGCACAAGGTACAAGAGAAATATACCCCTATGCAAGTAGTGGTAATAATAACGAAGTAGATATATATGTTGAGGCTACCATTGCAGATAGTACAGACGGTAGGGGTACTCCAACACTAGCAATATTAACAGATGTAGAAGATGTGATTGAAGCCAGCCCCGATGTAACCCTAACACTTGCCGAGCGTTCACGTAGACCGTTAGGCGTATTTTTAGTAAATGTTTATCCGATTGTATTGCGTGAGATAGATATTAATATTGCGTCATTTGCAGACCTTACGGCAGGTAAGCAAGCGACTATATTAGCAGCTATTACAGAGGCTTTATATGATGTTAGACCTTTTATTGCAGGCATTGACATTGTGGCAGAGAGGAACGATATATTTGATACTAATAGGATAGGTGCGATAGTATTATCAGCGTTGGCAGGTAGTAGTTTTGGCACAATTACTATGCGTGTTGATGGTGTCATAATGTCAAGCTATCAATTTGATAATGGCGAAATTCCATATCTTGACACAATAACTTACGTATAATGGGAGATAGAATATTTAGGTTATTAAGGTTACTATATCCGAGAGGTAGGGCGTTCAAATTGCCCTATCTCGGTACGTTTTGGAAGTTAACAGATGCACTTAGCTTATCATTAGCAAGGGCGGCAAGCGATGGCGTAAGTATATTGGATAGCATTATACCTGACAATGCCAATTTTACGGCACAAGATGCAACAGATTGGGAGCGTAGGTTGGGTATGATTACTAATAGTACAGTATCATTGACTGATAGAAAGTTGGCTATATATCGCAAGATGGCACACCCTAATGGACAGCCAGCAAGGCAGCACTATCTATTTATTGAATTTCAGTTAAGGTTGGCAGGTTTTGATGTACGGCTATATGAAAATAGGTTTTTAGTTGGTTCACCTGCGGTAATGGAAACCAAAACACCTAGCGATATATTAGGTATTCCAATAGGGTTGGCTATTTACGGCGATGTGTCTTATGGTGAAACTGCTTATGGTAGCGGTTGGATAGATGAGGGTATTACGATTATAGCAAATAATTTGGAGGCGGTAAGGGATGCCACTTTTGATTTTGGTGCAAATTATCGCAGTACATTTTACATTGCAGGCAGCACAATTACTACCTTTGCTAATGTAGATGCAGATAGGGAAATTGAATTTAGGGAATTAGTATTAAAATTAAAGCCAGCGCAAACGGTGGCGTTCGCATTTGTAAACTATATATAATATTATGGCACGTAAAATAACAGATTATAACGGTACAGTAGTTGCAGTAGGTGGTGCATATCCTTACGGAGATATTAAGGACAATCCGAGCGGTACGATTATAGACCGTAAGAGTAATGCAGATTTGCAACAGTTTTTTCAAAAGTTGGCAGACAGCGCAGGTATAACGCTTAATAGTTTAGCCGATAATTCCACTAATGGTTTTCAGCTAACAGAGGCTTTGAGCAAGGTTATAGGCAACCATGCAGCGCAGATAGTTGTTAGTTTAATTGGTGGTGCGTATGACCCGACAAAGGTGTATATTTTGTGGGGTTGTGCTACTAGGTCGGATAGTGGTTTTGCTTTGTATGATGGAGAGTTATATTATATACAAGGTAATGCAGGTTCGCCATGTGGCGGTGCGTTAGTTGATATAGTTACGGTATTTAGCCCAGTATTATATACTAATGGCGTACAAACATTACAGATTGCATGTGGCACAAGCGGTACAGGTATTGCGAATTTTGCGAATGTTATTTATGTGAATAAATGGGTAGATGTACGGACTACAATAACAATAGGTAGTGGTGCAGGTGGTTCATTTACTGTAGATTTAGCAGACATAATTTATGCTAAATACCTTTTACGTGGCAAGACAGTAACGTTTCAAATGTTACTCACAGGATTTAGTGTTACAAGTTCGCCAGCATTTATGACTGTTACATTCCCTTTTTTACCATCAGATATAGCAGAACCTATGTCTTATTTAGGGGGAGTGTACACATCTCCTACAGGTATAATAAAAGAACCGCTAATAGTTGAAACACAAAACGGAGCAACAGAATTTATAAGAATATACTCGCCTGCAAGTGGGTGGGTTGTAGGTACAGATGACAGTGGATTAAGTGTTTCAATTACTTTTGAGATTGACTAACGCCAGTAGGTAAACGGTGCATTTGGGTGGTGCAAAGTAGGGTACAATCTAAGTGTATCGTTTACCAAAAAATAACCGTATTGTGCAAACTTGCTACCGTCATCAAGCAGATAGTAGATTGAATCAGTAGATACGGCATAAGGATAGAATGGCTGTCTGTCTACCGACATTAAACTGTCAGTAAAGCAGAGTGAGCCATACGAAGATGACCAACACCCACTATTTATTTTAGGAGGTACAGGTGGATTAACAGGAGGGCAAGCAGGCTGTTTGCCACAAGAAACAAAAGAGATTAAAGCGATTGCAAGTAGTGTGTGTTTCATTTTTAGTTTAGTTTTGTGCAAACATAATGAATGTATTTCTAAATATCAATAGTAGCGAAGTTGTAACATATACGGCAAGGCTAGAACGTATGCGTAAATCAGCGTTACCAAATGCTATAAGAAACACATTGAGTAAGGCGGCATTAGATGTGAAACAAAACACCATGCCAAAGAGTGCAAAGCGTACATTTATACAACGTAAGCCACAGTTTTTTAAGGCAGCTAGTACAGTAGTATTTGCAAAAGGTAGCGACATATCACAAATGAAGTCAGCAGCAGGTTTCAAGCAACTACCCAATGATAAAGGTAGGGCGGTAGATGACTTAAAGCAACAAGAGTTTGGGGGCAAAATAGGCGGTAGAGATTACGTAGCGTTAAAGGGTGCAAGGTCTGCAAAATCATGGCATAAAGGGGTACGTAAAGACCTAAGAATATCGGCACTTGATAGAATGATTGATAGCGATAAGGCAAGCGGTAAAAATGATAAACAAAAGTTTGTTAAATCTGCAATTCATGCAGGTAAAGGGGGTTTAGTTAGGGGTAATATTAAAAATAGTAGTGGGGCTAGAACGATATATTTAGTAAACAAAGTAATGCGTAAAGGCAAAAATACTGTAATAGGTAAGACGGCAGTTTATAGCGAAAAAAATAATAGGCAAGTAAAACCACCAGCTACACATTTTATGGGTAAGGCGGCAGAACAAAGCAGTAAAAGAGTAGAACAAATATTTATTAATGAGGCGGCAAAACAATTAGCTAGAATATGAGTTGGATTGAAAAGATGGCACAGCCATACGTTATTAAAATGGGTGACGGTGCAGAATACCGACCGAAGTACATACCTACTCAAATTCAGCAGGCGTTCAATATGTCGTTATTTGAATTTCCAAATGTAGCAGGTACAGTAGTTGAGCGTAAGAATGTAAAGGGTGAGCGGTATTCGTTAGATGTATATTTTGATGGGGATAATCATTTGGACTTAATGGAACGGTTTAAACAATCGGCACGTAATCCAAAGTATTGGACAGTTCAGCACCCGATGTACGGCACATTGTATGTACAGCCATTAGAACTAACATACGACAATAAAGACTATAATGTTAGCCATATTACAGGGGTAATGATTGCAACGGTTATAGGCAAAAAACCAACAAAAAAAGATGCACAAAGTAAGATAGTAGCGGATAAACTTGCTATTGATAAGTTGCAAGCCGATACGTATGCAGTGGATATACAGACCCCAACATTAGCCGATGTACAAGAGTATAAGGGTAATCTATCAAAGATGTATAATGATGGCGTAAATGGCGTAGGAACTACATTAGATGCACAAGTGTACTTTAATGCTTTTACCGCAGCCAATACAGGGCTTAACAATCTTATAGCAAAGCCAGCAGCAGCAGTAAGATTAGCACAAAGAATGATTGAAGCCCCTTATAACTTTGCGCAAACGGTAAAGGCTAGAATGATGCTATTTTTACAGCAAATCAATACATTAAATAGAAGTTTAGATACTATACTTAACAGGAAACAAAAGCGGCAGTATGAAACAAATGTAGGGGCTATTATTACCGCAATGGCTAAGACTACAGTAACTAATACAGATGGCAGTTACAGGAATAGACCCGATGCGATTGCCATAGCCGATATACTTGCAAATGCGTATAACGGTTATATAATTAATCTTGATAGCTTACAAACTGCTACAGGTGGTAGTGCCGATGGGTATATACCCGATTATGATAGCGTGTCGGGTATTACGGAATTGATTACCTTTGCTATAAATAATCTTTATAATGTTGCGGCAGATGGTAGGCTACAGGTTACATTTAGATTAGAAGAAGATACAGACCCGATTAACCTAACACAAAGGCTATACGGTGCAGACCCTACAGATGAGTTTTTGAATGAGTTGTTAGATGCTAACATGATAGGATTAAGCGAGATATTTATAATACCAAGAGATAGGTTAATCACATACTACGAAAATGCAAATTAAGATTGAAGATGTTGTTATTGATACATACACAAACCTTAGACTAACAGTAAGGTATGATAGCCTTGTATCTGATTTTCAATTTTCGGTATTATACAATCCTAACAATGCCACACATAGACGCATATATAAGCCGTTAGGTTATCAGCGAATAGTTATCAGCGATGGCGGAAGTAGATTGCTAACAGGTACGGTATTAAATATTGAGTATGAGGATAGCCCCGAACCTACACTAATAACATTGTCAGGGTATAGCCGTACAGGTGTATTAGAAGATTGCCAAATACCTTTAGAAGAGCCACAACAATGGTTTACATCTAACCTTAAAGAGATTACAGAAAAGTTAATAGAGCCATTTGATTTGAAGTTGGTTATAGACCCACTAATAGCGCAATATGTAAATATAAATTACGCAAATGTTGAGGCTAAAGAAACACAAAGTATTAAAGATTTTTTAGCAAAAATAGCAAGTCAGAAACACGTTATTCTTACCCATGATGAATTTGGAAACGTAAGATATACAAAAGCTAGAGTAGGCAGTGAAACAACTACAGATGATACACTAACAACGGTTACAGTTACACCAGTGGCGGCAGACATAGACGGTGCGGCAGACTATAACGCACAAAGGATAGTAGTAGCGGTTACTTATGAGCCAGTATTTATCCA